GGAAGTGCGATGCCTAAATTCACCTCGCTCAGCCTTATGTCTCCATCGTAATAATGGGCTTTCACCTTGTTCGGATACCGGTGATAATCGTAAATGTATTTTAGCCGGTTGAGCTTCTCCTGCTCTTCTTCCGGCAGGCCGTCCACGCGGCCGAATGCAAAATTTCTCATTAGCCGATCCTCATTCTTTTTGTCGGGTCTCTTCTACTGTTTCTCGCGCCCCACAATGCCAGGGCGGCGGCTTCTATGGCTATGGAGTTTTCTCCGCCGAATCCCCAGCCGCCAGATATCTGACGTTTGGTTGACGTTGTTGCGCTCTCTGACAATTCTTCCTGGAATTTATACCAAGTTACGGTTTTTTCCGTCAGTTCGTTTATCAGCTGGCTGGCGGCCGCAACTACGTGTTTGCCGGAAGGCGTTATAATTGAGTCTTTGAAATTCCATGTTTTTTCAATCTTTTCAATCAAATAGTCCACATGGTTTTTCCCGTCAATGACTACGCATGAAGCCTTTTTGCTTCTCTGGTTCAGCCAATCCGCCAACCACTGTAGACCTTGCCCTGTGTTCGCCTGTTTTATCAGTGATATTCTGGCAGGCTGATCCTTTGGGCAGACAGCCCCGCACAGCGCGACGGCGGATCCGTCAAGCGAGAACTTCACGCCGTACGCTGTTTTGCCTTCCGGTTTTTTATCTTCGGAAGCACATGCCATCCATAAATCTTTTGGAATGGCGTATTCTTCTGACTGCCTGACCTCGCTCCACCATCCGAGACGTTCCCGGGCAAAGGTGTCTGCGTCCATCTGTTCGCATTCTGATTGAATGGTTGTCAGAAGGATCCTTCTGCCTAGGGCTGGATTTGTGGCCGCCCACCGCTTTTTATCTGTCACATCTCCAATCTCTTTGACTGAAAATTCTGTCCAAGAAGTGGCCTTCGACTTTCCGCCAAGTGCCTTGTCACGAATTCCACGAAAAACACCACCGTCGCAGTTCTCGTCCGGTGGTGTCCCTAAATAAATTGTTTGCGGATTCTGTGAGGCGGATATTGCCGGAAGAAAAGACGCTTGCTGTTCGCTTGTCAGCTCCTGCGCCTCGTCAAAAATTAAGCAGTCACCGTGTAGGCCACGGCCGCCGTTCCTTGTCCTGGCAACGAACACGATTCTTCCGCCGTTAAAAAGAATGATTTTTTCTCGCCCTATCGCAGATTTTATGTCTTTGACGTACTTGCTTAGCGCCTTTGTCTCAAAAAGCCCTCTAAGTTCCTCGAATGTCTCTGTAGCCGTCTTCTGCAGGTGCGCTGTGTAAACCACTCGGTCTCCCAACATGACCATTCCCGCGGCTGACCTGCCGGAAACGTTCAACGTTTTCCCGTTCTGCCTCGGAACTGCCAGGCCGCAAGTCGGTGCCGCCCAGATTCCGGAAGTCGTGCGCCCCATCCAGTCGCACATGACATTTTCCTGCCATGGATCAACTATCAGCCCGGCGGCCGCTAGGATGTCTGCCGCGTCATGGCCGTCCGTGTCGTCGTAACTAGGCGCGATTCTTGCGGACGGCGTTTGGCTTCCCGTTAGATTTTCTTCTGCTAAGAATGTCGGCAATCTGGTCAGCCTCCTGTTTTACGTCTTCCTGCGTCAGCTCCTGCCATTTTTCGATGGCTGCCATGTCTCCTTGTGCTGCATTCGAGAAAATCGACGCGACAATAATGGCGTTATTTGTGATTTCATCCGGCTGGAATCCGAATTCTTCCAGCTTATCGGAATACTCTTTGCTTTTGACTTTTGACCGGCCAAAATCTTTTGCAATTCCGGCAAGGTCTTTACTTTTATTTTCCATACACCCACCACACTATCCCTGCTTGTCAATCCCACGGTATTTCTTGACTTTTTGATGTCCCATTAAGAATTGACTCCATCTTTTTCCAGGCTTTATCTGACACCTTTGAGGATTTTTTTTGTTTTTTGTAATTTGAACGTCTCGATTTCGCGCCGCCGCCCTTGCTGTTTTTCCCGGATCCTGTTCCGCCAGAACTAGCCTTCTTTGCCATCGCTCAGCATCTCCTTTATGTTCTTCCACAGGTTCTGTGATCTATTGTCTTTGTTGTTTGAAAAAATTGTCAGATTCTTTTCTCCGTCAATGACAAGATATTTCTCCATAATTCCGGAATAGATTTTTTCAACAAAATCATATACATCCGGATCATGTGTAATAAAAAACGTCTCCAAATTCCTGCTGCTGGAAAGATTTGCCGAACCGTGTATAACAATCCGGTTTTCGCCGTAGTCAATCAGTGCGATTTTCGCATGGCTCCCAACAACGGCCACCTTGACCGGAAGGCCGGAAAATTCGCGAATCAGATACGGAATCAACCCTTTCCGCTCAACTCCTACAAAATAACTGGAAACGATCAAATTTAATTCTTCAACGCCTAAATATTCCACTAGATTAACCAGTGAATCGACATTTTCTTCTGACATTCCCAGCGTGCTTATGTACATCTTCTTGACATGAAGGCCTGCCTTATCTATTAAGGCTTCAAAAATATCTCCAAATATAAAAGATCCGGACACCATACAAAAATAATCCTTTGTGATGTCCAGATCTTCCGCCATTTCCTGCGCGTTTTTGTAGCATACCGGCTTGTACGGGATCCGTGCCGCCCGGATATACTCTTTTTCCGTCGGCTCTGGCGGATCCGCAAACAGGTCTAAATTTAGGTCAAAATTAAGGTCGGGAAAGTCCATATTTTTTTCCTCGCGTGATCTCATTGCGCTTTTGCGCCTTTTGATGAATTGCAATGTTTGCAAGCAAGTTGAACGTTGCTAAATTTATCTGCGCCGCCGAGTTTTAGCGGAATAATGTGATCAACGGTCGGGTATTTCCTCCCGTAGCGCTTCCGCCCGTCATCGCCTATCCACGTGTCATCTGGATCAACAATGCATCCGCAAATAGCACATTTCATTCCGTGTTTTTTTGCTATTTCAACCCAAGATATAGGCCTCGTATGTTCTGATGGCCTTGATTTGAATTCAATGTACCTTCTTTTATTGTATTTTCGCTGCGCTTCACGTCTTCTTTCTTCTTTGCTGCTCGGGTCTCCTGGCGGGATCTCGCCCCACTTACTTCTTGTTCTTTTCCTGCTCTTTGATTCTTTGCGCTTCAAATATTGCTGGTGCTCTGCCATGCAGCACGCTTCGCACCTACATCCGTAATGTGTATACATGGATCTTGTTCCGTGCTTCACCATTCGAAAAAATCTCCTACCAGTTATTTCAAAAATCCGCTCGTGTAAGTCGGCGCTGGGAAGGTGATCGCGCCTCTGTACCCCTAGGGGGTACCCTCCCCACCCCGAAGGCAGGCAGCAGGAAACTTGTCACCAGTCACCGTCTGAAATATTTACAAGCGCGCTTTTTTTCGCACTTTTTCCGGGCAATACCGTCCGGGCGCCCTTCGCGGCGTTGCAACAATAATGCGCTGGCTGCAAGTTATTCCAGTCTTCTGCTGCTGCTCTTGCTGACGGATATCCGAACTCGCGCCATCGGCTTACGGGCTTGATCTCATCAATCACAAAGGATAATGGATGCTTTGAATCACTCGGCTCGTCGTAATGAATTGGCCCGAGCCTTCCGCCACAGATCCCGCAAGGCCCGCCGATTGCTTTCAACCTTGCCCGGTTCTTCCGCCTTAGATTCCCGTTCTGATACCGCGGGTTCGCTCCCATTCTGCCATCCTCCTACACCGCCCCGTCTTTCTGGATGCCAGGGCATAAAAATACCCCAGCATCTTGCAGTGATGCCAGGGTACATATAAGCTTAGGCCGGGACAATACCAGTCCTAAAGCAGCGAATGCATGGGCTTGCGCCCATAGTGTGCTATAGTATTTAGCCAGCTCTCCGCATGCTGGAACGAAACAACACATCATACAGAGTTGATGCCAGGCGCCAATAACAGCTTCCCGTTTGGGATTTGTTATTTTTTACCAATATCATAATAACGCAAACCATAGTGCCAAATAGTGCCAACTTTCACGGCAAGGACTCCAGGCCGTCTTTATAACGGCGGTACACCGTGCGTCTTGACATGCACATGATCCGGCCTATCTGCTCTAAGCTGTACTTGTTCCCTGATAGGAAATACAGATGCAGTACCTGCCTTTGCTCCGGGTCCTTGACACCTTCCACCAGATCATAGGCAGCTTCATACTTTCCGTATATCTCCGCGATAGAGTCTTGAATTTTCTTTTCGACTGGCTCCATGCGCTCCACCATGGTCAGCAGTGGGTCCGTCGGTGATGTCTGCACGGGATCCGTATCATAGCGGATCCCCTTCGGCAGCAGGCATAGCCTGATGTTGTCTAACTCCGCCTGTTTGATTTTGATTTCGTGGAGTGAATTCCTCACGTCGAACAGTAAGCTTTTCGAATTCATGTCTACACCTTTTCTTCGTTGACTCAATCACGGCATCCGCGTCTAGCTCTGTGAATTCTACCAACGGATGATTCTTAAATCGCCGCGCCGCCGCCATCCTCTGCGCACGGAAGCTCATCCGGTTGCTGATGTCTGTGGCTTTCAGCTCTGCGATATACATGCCTTTGAATTCTTGCAACAGGCTTTCTGCAACCCTTTCCGCTAGACGCATAAGCCCTTCGCCGTCAACCGTTTTAGCTGTCAACTGCTTCTCTAACATGCCATGATCCGCTGTGTGCTTCCTGGCGTTCCAAAGCTTCACCGCCTCTTCCGGCGTCTGCCCGTATGCCGTCCGCTCACCGCAGCCCTCGCAAATCATCCGATACTCTATGGCGGCGGCTGCTGGTGTTATTGGTTTGTATCCCAGAAGGCCTATGTATTTGCATCCGCATAGCGGGCATGGCTTTGCGTCCGGAATATCTTTTATGTAGAAAGTACCTCCCGCCTTTGGAAACTCTGTGCGCCAGACATTTTTTATATATTTACTTTCACTTGCTGAACTCATTCGCTACCTCCCAGAACTTCCAAAGCCATTTGCACCCCTGTCTGTATCCGGAAATCCTGTGACTTCCACCAGCTCCGGAATCATGCATGGAATAATTAAAAGCTGTACAATTTTATCGCCTGCATGGAAGTCATACGGCTCGAGTCCGTCATTATAAAGCACTACATTAATGGAACCGGTGTAACCGGAATCAATTACGCCGCCTTTTGAAACAATCCCATACTTGACGTTTAACCCGGACTTGCTTTCTAGCTTGCCATAGTACCCGGCCGGGATCTGTATGTGAACGCCGGTATCAATCACGGCTGCCCCGCCCGGCTGGATCGTCACATCTTCCGGCGTCCGGAGATCCAGCCCCGCATCTGTCTCATGCGCCCGAACCGGCATGTATGCAAATTCATCCAACATAATATTTACTTTTGGTTTGAACATTTTATACTCCCTAAAATTGAGCCACAAACAGGGCACTTGAGTGTTTCCGCGTTGTCAATATAGTCCTTCAGTCTGTCAAGCTCAATTGACCGATGCCCCGCGGCATTTACAAAACTATCTGCGTACTCTCCGCTTGTCTGCTCTAAATGTTTTACTACTTCCAGTAAGTCATCTGCATCAATCGCTCTCATTTTCTTTCCTCCCTTCGGCAGCACATGCCGCATACCCGATCAGATCCACCAGGGAATCCCGCTTGTACTTCCCTGACATCAGCCTGGCGAGCTTGAAAAGTACCATCAGCATCCCGACATCATAGCCGTCCAGATCAATCCCGAGATAAATTGACCACAGCGCAGCGATGCAGGCAAAGTTATCTTCCGGCTCGCCGTACTGTTCATTCCTGTCGCTGCATATGATCTGTTTCGCCTCTTCCAGTATTTTTTCTCGTTCAGTCATCAAAAAACCTCCGTGCACCCCACATTACAAATTCAACCATAAGTTTCACAATGTCTGTATCTTCGCTAAGCTCCTTCCCTTCGGCGGACCGCTCGTTAAGCCACATATTCTACCGAATCCTTTTTAAACATACAGTTGTACATAAATGTGTACACCGTCTGCGCGGCATCGTAATTATCATAATTATTCGTCATCTTTTTCCTCCTGCCTCTCTTTCAATTCTCTTTCAATCTCTTTTTCTGCTGCCAGAAGCATCCGCCCGATAAAATCGGCGTACTGCTTTCCGCACTCTTTCACCAATGCCCGGAAGGTCAAATCCTCGTCTTTGACAAGATCATCAAACCACTGGTCAGAATCTGCCGCCCGCATATGCGTTGCATGGAATTTCCAGACTGCGGAATAAATTTTGTAATAGGTTTTCTTTTCATCCATTTTTCACCTCCTGCCTTTCTGGTAACATGCGGTAACCAAAAGGTATCAAAAATATCATGCTCCGCCGAAACGCCGAAACCGTTGAAAATACTGGCGTTGAGCTATGCGGGTAACAAAGTAACAAAGTAACAACAGGTTTTCCTATATAGCAAAAATAAAAATGCTGTGTGTTATCACTCTTGCTACCTGGCATACCCCCCCATATTTTTTTACGTATATAGCATGGTTTTCGGCTGTTACCACTGTTACTTTGTTACCTTTTGGATTTTTTGCGGAATATAGCGGAATATTGCGGAATATTTTCAATCGAACGGTAACACGTCAAGGTCATCTGTAACACTCCATTCATCTTCTTGCGGCAAAACTAGCCATACACAGCGGCAATTTTTCCCGGCAATCTTTTTTTGCTTTGTCTGATTTTTGCCATCAGTCACTATCAGCCCTTTCCGATCAGCCCAGTTTAGGAAGGATTTCCTTGAATAATTCCCCTCGCCGCAAACGCTTGTGAACGCCTGATTGAAAAATATTGCGTAATCACCGTGTTCCGAAGTAATCCCCCAGTGTTCTATGTTCGTGGAAAGGTCAAAGCGCGCCGGGTTCATCGCTACTTTATCAACCAGATATTCGTAGCATCGCTGGTTGTCAGACAGCTCAGAATGCGAAATAAGGCACTTTCTAGCATCATCCAAGGAAATGTATATCCCATCCTTAAAAATCGCGTCTGTGGCTATCCTGTCAGCCGTAAGCACCGCCGCAAGGCTGTCAATCTGCTTCTGCATCGCGCTGGCATCGGCCAGCTCTGCCCGGAAGCCATTGAAAAGATCCATGACGGAATCCCGTGGCATTGTCTTGATATGCTCGACAAATAATTTCCCCGCAAAGCCAAAGTTTTTCTTCACCGTTTCGGCTGTTTCTGCCGGATTTTCAAAAACATCCGGCATGCACTCGACTTCCAGAATCCTGTTGATCGCGCCGCCCTGGTTGACATAGTAGCTCAAAGGCCGCTCTCCATTCGTAATGAAGCAGCATGACCAGTGGTTTTCACGATTTATACCCAACTCTTTGTTGGATCGCGTCTTTCCTTTCCCGGAGCAAAGATCGTATACAATTCCCTCGAAGTTATTGCGAACCCTGTCGGATGTTTTTGATGTATCGTCTAAAATCATCGGCAAGTTGTTGAGCATGTCCGCGCGCGCTTCCAGGGCTGTGTCTGTGGTTTTCAGATCGCCGATATAAGCGGCGTCTTTCGGATCCGCCCAGATGGATGCAGCCACCATTTCCGCGACGGTTTTTCCGCCTTCTGTCTCGCCAAAAAGGTCTACAAAAAACGGCAAATTTCCGATAATCGGTATCAGTACGCTGCTGAAACTGGAAGCCATGAGCATAGCCACTTCTATCCGGCCGCGCCGGCGGATCTTTTTTATATGATCCAGCCACGTCTGCCATGACCCTTCTGACCGGATTGCCGCAAAAAGCGACTTAAAGCGGGAATTCCCATCAAAAAGGATTTCGGTATCGTATGGGATAAAGTCAGCGCCATGCCAGCCCAGCTTGCTTGTTGATAGTGTCTCTCCGATTTCAAAATCGTTGTAGGCCTCCACGTCTGACAAATATCTGACAAGGTACTTCGCGTTTTCGGAAGTCACGGCAATGCCATAGTCCGACAACGCCACAATTTTGTTGGCAGATGATACAACTGATTTTTTTATGGTCAACTCTTGCCACTTGCCCCGGCGCTTAAAGGCCAGGACAACATGTTCCTCGCCGGTCTCCAGATTTTTCAGCCGCGCCTTCGGGTAAATCGGATGCGGGCAGGCGACGAATGTGCCGCGCTCCGTGTCTATCTCAATTCCGGATTCCGTAGCAATCCATACGCCGCAAGGCCAATGCATGTCGCTTCCTTCGGCGTCTTTGAAATTCGTATGATTATTTACCACAACCGACGTGTTGTTATTGCGCTGACGCTCGCGCTCCTCGCGCTGCGCCTGCTTGAAAAGGCGGTTGAACGTGCGAACAAAATTGTCAAAAGTTGTCGCGCATTTTAACTCCACCGCACGCCTGCGCATCTTTGCAAGGATCTCCGCCCGCATCAGCTCATCCGGCAAATCGTAAACGGCCACATAAGTATCCGAGACTTCAAAATCATCCACTTCCATTGCATCGATTTCTTCCTGTGTCAAAAATTATCACCTCGCTTTCATATGGGATTTTTTCACGGACGCTGTGAAGGTAAATCTGATACTGCAGGGCGTTGTAGGAATCCACCCATGCATCCGAATACACCGGCGCCCGCCGGACGGCATCGGAATAAATATCAATTAACATTTTGTTCAGATCACGCGCTGACTGCTGCCGCGCCTCTTCTGCCTCTTTGCGCTCGCGCTCTTTCTGGCGCTTGTACCGCGCCATTTTCGCACGGAATCCGTTACTACTGGAATCATGCGGGTAATCTCCACCAAGGCTCAAAAACGCCGTTTTGAAGTCACATTTATCCATCAGCATGACGAACTGGAAGATATCGCCATTTTCGCCGCAGCCGAAGCAGTGAAACGAATCTTTGTAGACTTTGAGTGACGCGCCTTTATCGCCCTGGTGGAAAGGACAGTGGATGAATCCCGCCCGGTTTAGCCGGAATCCGTACCGCTCCACCACATCGGCCATGGATACGCTTTTTTTGATCTCTTCCGAAGTCATGTCAGCAACTCCAAAATCCGCGCGCCTGTGTCCTCTTTTTCGCAGAATTCAAAGCGCACGCCGTACTTTCTTGCCAGCGTGGCCAGAATTTTGTACAGCGTCTCGCCTGTCGTGGCTTTCGTCTCGACTGTCTTCCACTTGCCGCCAGCCTTCTGGCGCTTGTGCCGCCGCGGGTTTTCCCAGAAGATCACATCTTCCAGCGATTCAATGCCTTTGCCATGCTCCACAAGAATCACAAGCTGAATTCCGGCTTCCTGCGCTCTGACAAGCTCTGCCCGGAAGCGCTCATGATCCTGGCATACATTTGCGCAAAGCTCCGAAAGATTTTGTTTCCGGTCAACAATCAGCCGCGGATTGTCAAGATTTTGATAATCCCCAACCCACAATTTGGTTGATTTGTGACTGACGCCGCGCCGGTCAAATTCTTCAATTATCTTTTTTATCGCCCGCGCTTTTTCACGGGAGTCTATAAAAATTGTCATAACTATGTACCTAGTTGAACGGCAGATCCTCGTCGATCCCTTCCGGAATCTGCATAAAGCCATCTCCGACAGGCTCACCGGTCTGGCCAGAAGGCTCTGCACTGGTGGAATTTTTGGACTCGACGAATTCCACGCTTTCCGCGATTACATCTGTTGTATACACCTTTGTACCGTCCTCTTTCGTATAACTTCCAGTCTGGATCCTTCCGGTGATCCCGATCCGGCTGCCTTTATGGAAATACTTTTCAATAAATTCCGCGGTCTTGCCAAATGCAATAATTCCAGGAAAGTCCGCGTCCGGCTGTCCTTCTTTCTTCCAGCGCCGATCCACAGCGATAGAGAACCGCGCGATACTTGTGCCGCCGTTGCTGTACCGAATATCCGGGTCACGCGTCAGGCGGCCAACTAACTGTACTGAATTCATTTTTTCTCATCCTCTTCCTGCTTCTGTTTAATCCTGACGATGTTCTTCTTTATGTTTAGATATTTTGCGTATGTCGCATCTGCGAGTTTATCCATGCTGTACAAGGAATTCACGTATTCCACGCGAATCTTTTCGGCTGTAAAAAGCTTCATTAGTTCATCGCGCTCTGCGTCGGTGATCTTAGAAAGCATGTCGCGCTCAGGACTCACGCCGCCTGCTGCCTGAGCGCTCCCTTTTTTGGCGGAAGTTTCAGCTTTTTTTGATGATCCGCCAAACATGTAAACCACTTGTCCGGAGTCGTTGACTATGGTCAGCTTTTTAATTCTGTATCTTTCGTCGTACTCGATATTTTTGACGTGAAATTTTTCATAGCACGCCAATTTTCCATTCCGTCCGGATGAAATTTTCACTTTATTTGAGTTGATCCAGATAAAAGGCGCCGTGTACAGCTCCCGGCCGATGCCCCAGCAAAAACAAGCTCTTTTGAAGGAATCGGAGGCCAGCCCTTTTTCCTTTTCGGTGTTTGACTCTGTACCGGTGTCCTCTTTCGAGATCCACTCGCGCTTGTCCTCATCGTATAGGGACACGGTACAATTCGCGTTTTCGCGGCTGTGCGACTTTTTCCAGTTGTACGCGCCAACCGCTTCATCCAATATATTCATGTCGCAGCGCGCATCCTTGTACAGAAGCAATGAAAGGCCGCTTTCCTTTATCGTCTGCACGCGGCACTCAATTTCGTCCGCCCGAAGCAGACGGAACAATCTTTTTTCTTCCATTCCGCTTTCCTCCTATCGAATCCGCAGGCTCTCGGTCTGCGCAAGATGTGCGATTCCGTGCAGATCCTCTCCAGCCTGCAAAGCCTTTTTCAGTTTTTTCTTGTTAATTTTTGGTTCCTGCCAGATCAGGAAATCCGCCGGAATATTTCGCGGCTCTGCGTCCACCACCACGGCGGCGGGGTTCTTCTGGATGCCAAAGGAGAATAATTCACCTTTGATCTTCCTTTTACCTGTCTGCTCCATGGCCGTCTGCATCATCTTTTTGATGCGATCAATTCCGGCTCTGGCAACCCTTGCCTTTTCATCCAGCCTTGCAGCTTCTACTTTCAACGCGGCTTCATCTGCTTCCAGATTTTTAATCACTTTGGCGCATGCTTCCAACTTGTCCGCAATTTCACCATCGAGTGATTCCATGGTGTCCGCAAGAGTTTTGGCGTCTGTTTCCGGATCCTGCGCCCACTCCTGCAGGATTCTGGCCTGCTCCGTCAATTCATACAAATTCATTTCCAGTAGTCCTCCGCCCTTTTTACAAAATTCTGCTCGACGTAATCCGCCCAACACATATCGCAGCGGATTTCTCCCTCAAAGTCATAGAGCCAATCTTCCAAAATCAACTCGCCGCAGTCGCAGCACCGCGGGAGATGCCTCTCCTGCCATTTTTCAATTTCGTCCTGGTGCACCTCCAGGCGCTCAAGCGGGTCAGGCACTTTTTCTAGCATTTTTCGTCCTCCTCGTTCGGGTCAAAAACTTCCATCCAATGCGTAACGGAATCGATCGCGCTGGACAAATGCACGAACCCGGTAACGGGATCCTCAATGGCGTTCCAGGCGTTTTCCTTTTTCACATATGGCATGCATAGCCAGAAGCCTCCGTCGCTGTCTCTGTACTTTGAAAAAGCCATATAGTATCCCGACTTCTTTGGCGGATCCGCCGCCGCGTTGTGGATTTCAATTGCTTTTTTCATTTTCCTTCCTCCTGAAAATCAATTAACTCAAAGGCCTGCTCGATAACTTCGGAAGCCGCCTCTTTCATCGACATATTCGCCGCGTTTGAAATTTCCACCAGGGTGTTATAGGCTTCCGGCGTCAGGCGCACTACGGAGCATTCGCCCGGCTTTAATTTTTCAATTTGTTTCTTTTTAATTACAATCGGTTTGCTTCTCATATTTTCCTTCCCTCCTATTTTTTTAGTATTCAGACACGACAAACAGGATCAGCGCCAGGAACAGCATCAGAACGCCCCCTATTATGTCCGGTATCACGTGGCCTGTTCTGGTGGAAATCAGGCCAAAAAACGCGAAGCTGGTAAACAGAGCGAAGACGCTCAGCCAGTTCATAAAGATTTTGTGCTTCTTTTTCATCATCCTTTTACCTCCTCGCAAAAATACCCAAGCGCGTCCATGGCCTTCTGGCGGTCAAAGTCCGGCACATCATCCGGATACGTGGCCAGCATTTCCCGGAATTTCAAAAAGTCCAGGAACGCCGCCGTATTAACAAGCAACCGTTTACCATGTCCCACGATGTCATATAGG